TTCTAGTCGGCTCATTATGTTGTCTGCCTGTTCCATCACCCGCATCTTGAGCCATGTTAACCTCCTGCTACAGATTTGACAGATTCCGGAGATGGTAATTTAATAGTTATGCCTGCTTTAAAGTCTCTAATAGGATCTTTTAAAATGTCAGGATTTCGTAATGCAAATACCCACCATAATGATGTAGTGCCGTATACTTTATATGCAAGTATATCCGGTCTGCCTTCCACATCGCTACCAATTTCGTAATCTTCGTCGTAAAGGCCTTTAGGCATCCTAGGTAAATTATTTACATCTAGGAAGTTGTCTATAAGTCCTGCGTTTCTTAAGAAACTATTACTGCTGTGAAATTTTGCCATTAAATAAATCCGTCCATATATCCATTGCCTGTTGTAAGGCTTGTGATATCATATCTTTTTCTTAGTTTCTGTGGTGTGTAGTTTACTGATAAGTTGATTGAAATCAGTGCGGCTGTAGGTACATAAGTCACTGTGTCTTCACCGCCCATTTTATAATGTACTGGAACATAATCTATATCTTCTCCATATTGTATGGAATAATCTTTAATTATAACTGGAACTTTATTAAAACCGTGCTGTCCTAAATATTCAAATAGTAACACAGGCGGTGGTGTTCCTGCTACACCTTGTGCAACTGAGGATTCACCAGCAAAACTTTTTGTTGCTACTTTTAAGAAAGTTATAATTGCTAACATATATCTTGCTTCGTCGATATTGTTTGCTGTAAATTCAGAAGCAATAGGAAGTTCAGGAGGTCTACTATTCATATAGGAATGTATTGGATAATTCATACCCTGTAACTCATGTGCCTGATAATTTGCACCAGCAGACACAAAAATTTGCGGAGTATATTGCCATACAAGACCACCAGAGTCTATAATAGGTGCCATTATATTTGTTCCACCTACTTCGCTCTGATCTGCATAGTTTATACCATACACATATTTCTCTCCACCTCTTTTAGGTCGTAATCTAGCTCTCCAATCGTAATTTTGTTGGAGTGGTAATTGGCTTGCTTCGGACTTTAAATTTCCAAACTGTTCAGTTTGTTGTTGTAATTCTTGCCTTAACTGAAGCTCACTCAACATCCTAGCACCAAAAAGTAAATTTTGGTCTGGGTTTCTGGGAGGATTACTTAATCCAGGTATATAATCTCCAAATGCATTGCCCAAAAGATTACCTGCAATCCTTCTTGCATGAGGATTTTTAATACCACTTAATTTTTGGTTAGCCTTGGCACCTAAATAGCCACTAGCAATGTTTTTTAAAAAACCCATATATTCTCCTATTACATCTATTTATCAGGTTTATTAAAACATGTTATAATATTCCTATAAACATTTCCAGTTTTCTCCAGATCTGGTAAATATTAATTGACAATGCACTATTACTGTGTATAATACTAACAATATAAATGAATTATAATTTTGAGGAGAGTTCATGGCACAGAAGAAAGTCAATTATCTAAATAATAAAGATATATTAAAAGAAATCCATAAGAGCAAAATGACATACTGCTGGTTAGCAGATGAGAATTATGGCTTTTTTGATATCATATTAGAAGACGTTAAAAAGATCAACAGAATCAGTATTAAAGCCGCAAGAGAAAATAAAGCCGCAAAGATGCAGTATGACGCATATCAGGCCGCAATGGCATTACATGATCCTAAAGATTACAGAAATAAACCCAAGCAAAAAGAATTTGCTGTAGATCCTAAAAGCATAGCAAAAGAGGACTTAGTTTTCCGTGTAATGACAATGGAACACATTCCATTAGAACCAGGCAGGAAAAAGAATCCTAGGAACGAAGCAGAAACAAAAGCAAAGGTTAATTTTCCTCCGTTTATGCATTATGCATACGTTGGTGATGAAATTAAGGAAGTTGCAAGAAGTCATTGGGAAGGTGGCATAGGCAATGGACACTTTAATCCTGAACACGGAAAGATCACAAATAAATTAGGAACTATGTTTTTAAAATTAGTTGAAAGATATAGTCACAGAGGTAACTGGAGAGGTTATACTTATGTAGATGAAATGCGTGGACAAGCATTGCTACAATTAAGTTATATTGGCCTACAGTTTAATGAGCAAAAATCAGATAACCCATTTGCTTATTATACAGCCGCCGTTAATAATAGTTTTACAAGAGTACTTAACTTGGAAAAAAGGAACCAAATGATTAGAGATGATATTTTAATCGAACAGGGTCACTTGCCAAGTTATGGAAGACAAATTCAACACGAAAATGAACTGCGTGAACTAAGAGAAGCCGCAGAGCAAAGTCAAACTACACAAATTAACGACTAATTTTTATGAGCCAACTGTTTAAGACAGCGGCCTGTTTTACTGACATACATTACGGATTAAAGCAAAACAGCCGTTTACATTTAGAAGATTGCGGAAGATACGTTGACTGGTTTATTGCTGAAGCACATGCCAGAAATGCAGAAACATGTATTTTCCTAGGAGATTGGAATCATCATAGAGCAAGTATTAGTGTTGCTACTATGAATGCTTCTATCCAGGCATTTAAGAAACTCAACGATAACTTTGAAAAAGTATATATGATTATGGGTAATCATGATCTGTACTACAAAGATAAGAGAGAACTTAACAGCATAGAGTATATCAGAGATTTACCTAACTTTGTAATGATAGATGAACATTTTGTTCAGGACGATGTTGCTATTATTCCTTGGCTTGTTGGAGATGAATATAAAAAAGTTTCTAAAATGCAAGTTAAGTATATGTTTGGACATTTTGAATTACCATACTTTAAAATGAATGCAATGGTAGAAATGCCTGATCACGGTGGCATTAGTGACAAAATGTTAGGCGGTCCTGAATATGTGTTTAGTGGACATTTCCATAAACGACAATTTAAAAATAATATACATTATATAGGTAATGCCTTCCCACATAATTACGCAGATGTAGACGACAATGAAAGAGGTGCCATGTTCCTAACATGGGGTGAAGAGCCTCTTTATGTAAATTGGACAGAATGCCCAAAGTATAAAAGGTTTACACTTAAAGAACTTTTAGATAATCATCAAAACTTATTAGATGAATACACTTATGCCAGAGTAAGTCTTGACGTAAGTATTAGTTATGAAGAAGCAAATTTTGTAAGAGAAAAATTTGCAGAGCAATATGGAGTAAGAGAACTACAACTTATTCCTATAAAAGAAGAAGAAGAATTTGAAGGCGGAGAAATACAATTTGAAAGTGTAGACCAAATTGTACTAGCACAATTAGACACAATAGACAGCAATACTATATCAAAAGACGTCCTAGTTGAAATATATAACAGCATAGAAACTTAATTATGTTAAAGATTAAAAACGTATCAGCAAAAAACTTTATGAGTGTGGGCAACAACACACAGGCAGTTAATTTTGATAATTGCCAACTTACACTTGTATTAGGACATAACTTAGACATGGGCGGAGACGGTAGCAGAAATGGTACTGGTAAAACTACTATTATAAATGCTCTCAGTTATGCATTGTATGGAGACGCCCTGACAAATATCAGGAAAGACAACTTAATAAACAAAACAAATGGTAAAGGAATGATTACCACAGTTGAGTTTGAAATACAAGGAAAAGAATACAGGATAGAACGTGGTAGACGTCCTAATGTTTTAAAATTTTACATAGATGGTCAAGATGCTGTTGACGGTGAGCAACAAGGCGATAGTAGAGAAACACAAAAAGAAATAGAAAAGATAATTGGATTTCCACATACTATGTTTAAGCATCTAATTGCTCTCAATACATACACAGAACCTTTCCTTGGAATGAAAAACAACGATCAGAAAGATATGATCGAGCAACTACTAGGAATTACAGAGTTATCACAGAAAGCAGAAATATTAAAAGAGCGACAAAAAGTTACTCGGGACTCTATTAAAGAAGAAGAAATTACAATTAATGCAATTAATAAAAGTAATGAAAGAATAGAAAAAAATATTCAGGAAATAGAAAGCAGAAGCAGAGCCTGGCAAAGCAATAAAGATGTAAAAATTACTGAATTAGGCACACAAATTATCGATATGGAAAAATTGGATATTGATCAGGAACTAGCAGACCATAAACAAGTTGCAGAGTTAAAGGAACTATCTAGTAATAAATTAACATTAGATACAGAGTATAAACGTTTACAAACAAGTGTAAGCAGAAGCTCTGAAAAATTATTAAAACTAGAAAGTGATTTAGCAAGTGCGAAAGCAGGCGTATGCCCAGCATGTGAACAGCCTACAGCACATTTAGATACTCATGAAGAATACACAAAAGAAGTAGAAGAAAATATTAAGCAAGAACATGAGTATTTTGCAGAACTAGAACAACGTCATAAAGATATAGAGATAGCATTAGATGACTTTAACGATATGCCTGAAATGCCTACAACTGTTTATAACACACTTGAACAAGCATTACAACATAAGCATAACTTAACAACAATGCACAGTCAGTTAGAGGAAAAAGCACAAGAAGAAAATCCTTACATTGAACAAATAGATAGTCTTAAAACTAGTGGTATTCAGGAAGTTAGTTTTGAACTTATGAACGAGCTTACACATTTACAAGACCATCAGGACTTTTTATATAAACTATTAACAAGTAAAGACAGTTTTATCCGTAAAAAGATTATTGATCAAAATATTGCATACCTCAACCACAGGTTATCCTACTATCTGGAAAAACTTGGTTTACCACATGAGGTTAAATTCGCAAGTGATTTAGGTGTAGAGATTACTGAGTACGGCAGAGACTTAGACTTTGACAATCTAAGTAGAGGTGAGCGTAACAGACTTATACTAGGACTTAGTTGGGCATTCAGAGACATATACGAAAGTTTAAACAGGCCTATGAACCTGATGTGTATTGATGAACTTGTTGACAGTGGTATGGACAGTATGGGTGTAGAAAATGCTCTTGCTGTATTAAAGAAAATGCATCGTGAACAAGGCAAAAATATTATGCTCATTTCTCACAAAGAAGAATTAATTGGCCGTGTAAACAATGTGTTAACCGTTGTAAAAGAAGGCGGCTTTACTAGTTATAACACAGACACCGAGTATGTTAATTGATATACATCTAGGGCATAATAAAGAATATACTTTAACATATGAACTATTTGATAACCGTGTTGCCAAACGTATTTGGGAAAGGTTTCAGCAAACAGATTTCGATTATATAAGCAGAACACAGTTTTATAATTTTGGTGAAACTGAACAAGAAGTTCGCGACAAACTAAACTATTCAATAGAAAAAATTAAACAGTTAGATACTGATATGCCTCTGAAATGGGCAGATGATCTAAACATGCTACACACTAACTTTCCTGATAGTGTAAAGAATGCCACTGGAGATCTCAGATATTGGTGGAGTATGTTTAATTATCATCTGCATCACTTGGAAGAAATAACCAGATATCAGAACAAAAGATTTTTAACCTGTACACAAGATCAGGGTGAACCTCTGTTAGATGAGGACTATGAACTATTTTCTCCCACTAGACTCACAAACCATCTGTATATGAATTATCCACATGTTGGTAAACACATAATGGAGTTAGCATTAGACGATGATGTAGATATACCAGCAGATCATATTGTGCCTACGTCAATACTAAAAAATGATTTTGTTGCCTGGTTTGGTAGAAGTATATTTGTGGAAGATCCGGAAAAAATTGCCAAAGACATCAGACGCTGGTGTGTTAAAATAAACAGCAAACTGCCTTACCCAATAGACGACAAAAGACTTTCTATAGGGCATATTCCTTTAGGTAAACTAACACATGAACCAGATTTAGAAACTATTTCGAAATACCAATATTTCCATAGTGTAACATGTTATTAAGTCCTTCGGACTTTTTAAGTCTTCGTTAACTCGTTTCGTTTCACTCAACTCATTTACTCGACTTAAATTCACTTCGTTATCACGAAGGTAGGAGTCATAATTCTCCTATACAGGAGAATATGTCATCACGATGGGTCATCGTCATCGTAAACTCGGGTGCTATTAGGAACCAGTGAGCCTTCTGTCCCCATACACTACCGTCTCATCTCACGGAAACACTATAACCTAGTTACGTTTAGTTATACTGCTTGTAGGTTGCTTTTTCTCATTGCCTACATCCTTTTAATACTGATTGTCGTGTGTTTGTATCTTTGCCGCTATACATCTCCAGTTCTCGCACCGTGTTTAACGGATTGTCAAAGAGCCCGATTTTATATGCCTCGGTTGGGGCCGGTGTATAGTCCTATGTGTGCCTGTGATATGCCTTGATGTGAATTGTGTTTTAACTTGCGTTTTAACACACCTACTTATAAGGTCTTTAATGCCTCTTTAAGGATTTTCGAACCACCTACTCTGACGTTGATAATTCCATTGTAATAGTCGTCAGTTTCAAGTACTCGCCTTTCAAATTGCTCTCGGGCTTCTATGTAACTTGCTACTCCTCTACTAGGACAATAATACAATATTTCTCTTTTAAATTTCTCTTCGCCTAGCTCTGCAACGTCATTATTAAGATGATCACTACTACCCCAATAAGTACGCCAGTCACTTTCCTTGTAACCACGTCTTTTATTCTTTTTTCCTTTTAATGGGGGTTTTGTTGTTTTAAATTTTGCTAACTTTTTACCAACGTATTTTCTGTCATTTGTTAAATTTGTTATCAAGTAAACAAATGCTTCACAGTCTTCTGGTAGTTCTGTTATTAAGTCGTCTTTATAATACCAACTCATTATAAATCTTCAGTGCCTTGTTGGCCGTTCTTTTTCTTCAAAAAGTTATTTAAAACTTTTGTAAATGATATTCTTTCTTGTGGGCTCATAAGCCAAACTTCGCTATAGGAAACTTTACCTTCTGAATAAATTACTATTTCCATCAAGTTAGTTACTATTGCCTCTGACTCTTTTTTGAGCTTCTCTAGATATCCGAGTATCTCCTCGGGTTCGGCTCTCCCTAGGAAGCCGTGAAAAAATTTACAGGGTCAAACGTAACTCCTGCTTCAAATTCTTTTTCACATTTTTCACATTCAAACTGCATAGTTTTTTGTATTCCTATTTTGTTTATTTCTGTGACCGATGTTTCTATAGCATTTCCTATTTCTGCTTCACAATTATTTAAAAATTCATTAATATGATTTCTGTCTGTGATTACCTGTTCATCTTCGCCTTTACCAATAGTAATACTGTGTACTGCATTTACAATCAATG